CGACAGATTGTAACGGCTGGTAAGAAAGTTTCAGCGAAGATTCCCGCGTACTGTGGTGAAGTCTATCATTTCAATATCGACCAGGGAATGGTCGTGGGTCAGGGTGGTAAGTATACACTCTTGACTACTCACACAGGGGATGACTTCGCTCGTACAGCATTGGAAATTCCTAACAAGATTGAATTTGGTGATAAGCCACTGTANGATACGTGGCTGAAACCCGCTATCGTGGGCATGACGACGCCCACACAGAAATTCTAACTCGGCAATTCCGTCGATTAGAATAACGCAGGTAACACAATGGCTGAAGTAATCACACTTCCTCCAAACGACGACGACAAAGGAAAAACAGTGCCACACATTTCATTCTCCGACCGTGACCTTCTGCGTGGGAAAGTAGTTGAACCCGCGTGGTATCTCGTCAGCATCGACAACATCGGTGAAGCACCGTCGAAAGATGGTGGTTCTACGAACTATCCCATCGAAGGGAAGATCGTGAAGAACGCCGACAATGGTTCAGAGGAATTCGCAGGTGTACCTCTGGATTGGAATTTCAACAGCAAGGCGATTGGCTTTGCCGTTGGATTCTTGGCCGCATTCGGTGTGGATGTAAAGGCTGGACAGCGTTTCGAGTTGTCGAATGCTGTCGGCAAGTACATCGAGGTGTTCGTGGAAAACGGTGAGTGGCAGGGACGCATNGTGAATCGCGTCAACCACAAGTACCGCGCAGCTCGCTCGTAACAGTACTACATGGCCGGAGTAGTCGTGACCTACACTACTCCGGTCATACTCACAAGTTAGGTCCAGTTGGAGAGTGTATGTTTAACTTCGCAGAAGAACCCGTGGAAGAACCTGGAGAAGAAATCGTTCCAATCGTTGAGCCTNCNACNGANGANGAATCCGACGACGATGAATTTGAGGATGACGATGAAGATGACGACGATGAAGATGAAATCGTCATCCCCGACGAACCGAATGCGTAGCACAACATTCATTGGATGAATTGACGCCTCTTACTTAAGTACTCAGAGGTAGGAGCTGATTAAAGCATTCAATGATAGGGGGCGCACTCAATACTGGTACTAATCAGCTTACGAGTGTGCCCCCGACTTTTCAACTGAGGNAAAAATGACTACTGAGACGAAAAAAGTAATCGGCAGAATCATCAAAGTGAGTGACGAGGGATGGGGATTCATTTCCTCGAAGGAAATCAAGTTCACTCGAATCTTCTTCCATTGGACACATCTGAAACAGGATACACTTCCATTCCTCGAATTGAAATCAGGAATGATGGTGGAGTTCACTCCGTCCCAGATGGCAGGAAAGGGATGGAGAGCTATGAACATTCGTGTCATTGAAAAACCAACTCGAAAGGAAGTAACTGATGCGCCCACAATCGAAGAAGTCACAGCTGAAGCCGATTCATTGCAACCACTGCCAGAATGATGATGCGTCAATGATGGAACCAGTTACCCTCCTTCGATGGTACTGTTCTGTCTGTGCGCGTATCTTCGACATCAACCCACTGGAAATATATGACTCAATTGGAGCAACTNCTAGCAGTACTGAGACTGAAGTTCCCAAGACTGACGACGAAAAAAATCGCTGAGTTGGCTTGTGGAATCATCATGGAACAACCGACTAAGATTACGGAGGAGAAATGAATCATCATAGAGAACTATTACTGGAACTGATTGAACAGTGGAGTGATGTACAGTTGAACAATTACATCATTGAATTGGAAGCTAGACTACTGGATGTTCAATCAACCATCCGAGAATTAAAACAGATTCAACGAAAACGAAGTCGCCGTAAGAAATCAGTATTAGAGACTGGAGCCAGAGATGGAAGGTAAATACATCCCTGGCTATGGGTCTGTCGGCGCTAAATTCATGATACTAGGCGACAGTCCAACTAAAGAAGATACAGCAGCCGGTAAACCATTCACTGGACCGGCTGGAAGGGAACTCGATAGAATAATAGTTGACGCAGGAATTCCACGTCATGAAATCTGGTTCACTAATGTGTGCAAGTATGAGATTCCACCGAATGTAGGGAAGAAACGAGTATCATTCACTGCACGCGCACTCGAAGTTGGTATCGACATCAACCAACAAATTGAAGAACTGAGGACTGAAATCAATGACATTAAACCTAACATCATACTCGGTCTCGGTGGGAATGTGTTATGGGCAATGTCCGGTCAAAATAAGATTGCTAACCACAGAGGTTCAATCCTCCGGTGTTTGGGCACGAAGTTTATTCCTACCTATAATCCCGCACATCTTCTACCTCACGTGTCGGGTGGAGAAATCAAGGGTTATTGGAACCGACAGATAATAATCTTCGACTTCAAGCGCGCATATATTGAGTCAGACTCACCGACACTAGACCTACCACAAAGAATCCTACAAATTTGTCGCCATTCAGGTGACCTATATGAGTTCCTTGAGAGATACAAGAATCACAAAAAATTAAGTGTAGACATTGAAGCTGGTGGTCATTGTCTCCCGATTTGCATCGGGCTGTCATTCAACAAATCTCATGGCATGACGGTACCATTATGGAATCGTGATGACATTTCGACTATACCAGATAGTGATATGGCTACTATTTGGATGATGCTGGCGAAAGTATTGTGGGAGAAGGACATTGTTGGACAGAACTTCAATTATGATCGAGATAAAATCAAGCGATTGGGATTCGCTATCAGAAGGATACACTCAGATACAATGCTCAAAGCATTCGCAATTAACCCTGAACTCCCAAAGGGGTTGGCATTTCTTACAAGTATCTACACCCGAGAACCCTTCTACAAAGACGAAGGTATGTATGAAGGGAGCGTTAGAGATTTGTTGTTGGGATGCGCACGTGACAGTTGTGTTACACTCGAAGTAGATGAAGCAATGAATGCGGACTTAGAGGAATTGGGGATGACTAAGTTCTATCAGAACTTCCTAATGACTCTACCCGACTTCTACGCTGAGATTGAAAANAANGGATTCTGCATCAATAACGANAANNGATTNGAACTAATNGAGAAATACGTTGAGTGGGACCAGCGACTCGGATTTGAAATGTTTCAACTTTGCGGCGTGGATGTGAATGTCAGCTCTCCTGTGCAGGTCTACGATTTTCTATTTAATCATTGGAAACTACCTCGCAGAGACGGAGTAGGTGAGGAGGAACTAACTGCATTACTGAATCTGAAACGTGGAGTGAATGACCCCCAACAGAGGGAATGGATTGAGAANTGTTTAGANNGNAGNNGNGTCAAANAAACANTATCAGCACNTANCTATTCGCAATCGCGGATTACGACGGTAAGATGCGGACTACATGCTTCATGTGTCTTGAAACTGGACGTACATCAACAGGACAACAGAATCCACCAATCAGACCCAAAGTAGACATCATNGGTAAGGGTAAATCCACCGACATGAAAGTGATGGGTACAGCATTTCAAGTGTTTACGAAACACGGGGATATTGGTGCTGACGTACGCTCAATGTATATCCCCGACCCTGGTGAAATATTCGTTCAACTAGACTCCTCTCAGGCTGAAGCGAGAGTAGTATTCAATCTTGCTCAGGACGAGCAAGCATTAAAGGACATAGACGAACATGACTATCACGCCCTCACAGCATCGTGGTTCTTTGGAGGCACAGAAGAAAGCTATTCTAAAAAAGTATTGGGCTACGAGTCGCCAATTAGATTCGCCGGCAAGACTCTACGCCATGCGGGCCATCTTGGAGCTGGCAAACGTCGAGCAGCAATTGAACTCAATACCCAAGCAAGAAAGTACAGCATTCCCATTACTATTACTGAGGAGATTGCGGAGCGTGCTCTTAAAATATTTCACATAAAGCAACCTAACATTCAACGAATCTTTCACGCAGGAGTAATCGATGCCCTCAAAAACACCCGACAACTGGTCGCCCCATTACCGTATGGGATTGATGCGGAACGAGGTGGTGTACGAATTTTCTATGAGAGATGGGGAGATGACTTGTTTCGTGAGGCTCTTGCCTATTTGCCACAGCGGGCCGTCACTGATAATACCAAGGCAGCAGGTATTAGAATTAAAACTAAATTCCCGGAAGCGAAAATTATTCTTGAGGCGCATGATGCACTTCTGTTCAGCGTGCGAAAAGAGTATCTCGAAGATTTCATTACCATAGCTAGGAAGGAGATGGAACGTCCTATCAATTTCCTGAAATGTAGTCTATCTCGTAGGCATCTAAAGATTCCCTGCGATGTAGAGATTGGTGAGAACTACATGGACCTGAAGAAATTCAAATCCACTGAACTGACTGACTCTCAGAAATATGAGAAAGAATTAGGTGACTTCAGAGTCAAAACAATAACCGAACAATTCATGGTACAGGAGTAGTAATGTGGCTAGACGACTTACTGGCCCAACACGCGGAATTAGAATCACCTACCAACTTCTGGTTGTGGGGTGGACTCGCTGCAATATCAGCGGTAGTGAAGGACAACGTATGGATGGACCGTCATATCCATAAGCTGTATCCCAACATATACGTGATGCTACATGCAGAGAGTGGATTGAAGAAAGGCCCACCGATATCGATGGCGAAACAATTAGTGAGGGGTGTCGGTGGAACGCGCATCATATCAGGTAGGTCATCAATTCAAGGGATTCTAAAAGAGATGGGAACAGCACAAACACAACCCGGAGGTAAAGTATTCGCAAAGTCTACTGCGTTCATCTGTTCATCAGAGTTGACTTCATCGATTGTAAGTGACCCCGTAGCAATGGACATATTGACCGATTTGTATGACCGACAATACAACATCGGTGAGTGGCGTTCACTGCTGAAGATGGAAACTTTCAATCTGAAAGACCCGACAGTATCGATGTTCACTGCCACCAACGATGCGCACTCAGTGGACTTCTTCGGTAAGAAGGATTTACACGGCGGGTATTTCGCTCGTACATTCGTTGTATCAGCAACTAAACGAAATCGTGCGAATTCACTTCTCGTACCACTAATGAATCCACCGAAGTACGAAGAATCGATAGAGTATCTTAAAAAGTTAGCGCAGCTAACCGGTCCATTCGCTCCACTCGCACTCAAAGAACCAGATGGAGAGTGTACAATTCCATTCCCTGAACATGTCACTGGTGAAATCAATTTCTTCAGTCCTGCTGGTTTCGTATACCAACGATGGTATGAGGACTTCAGTAATCAGCTACTCAATCCAGACATGAAGGATGAGACAGGTACACTGAATCGATTCGGTGACTCGGTTCTGAAGGTAGCGATGCTACTCTCATTGAGTAGAAGCGCCGAACTATACATCGATGAGAACTCGATGGAACTAGCTATTGAATACTGTCAGCGATTGGTAGGTAATGTAAGACACATGACCTACGGAAAGAAGGGACTATCGGAATCGAAGGGATTGAAGGGACTAATCATCAACGAACTACTTGACAGAGACTCACATCAGATAAGTAGACAAATGTTACTTAAGAAGATGTGGTCACACTACAAGGAGACTAATGAGCTAGATGAGATAATGCTGTCGTTAGACCAGGCAGGAATGATTAAAACTGAGAGTATCGGGAACCAAATCATCTATGTTATGCACGATCATGTAATCAAGGAGTACAAGAAACTCTTTTCGGGGAAAATGAAATGACATCAAACGAGCTACGTAAGCATCTGGATGACCTATTCGGAACAGACCCTAGACCCTCGGTATTCCTTGTATCGGCAGCTACCTATGGTCATGTGTGTAATGAGATATTCACTAGTCAATTTGGAAAGGATGAAATGATATTCTCACTAGGTCCAAATGGTGGAATGATGTTCAAGGGAATTGAACTACTACTCGACGAGGATGCAGAATGAGGTCTGCTGACTGCTCAACTGGACTTCATAACTATTGCAATCCATGTGACTGTGAGTGTCACAAAGGAGACTTAATGCATGAACTACTCGACTTGATTACATTGATGCCTGATACACAGACTCAGGAAATCATCGATTATATCATGGGTCTACGAGCAGCTAGGAAACTAAGAGATGCGAATCCCGATTCCTACAAATAACGAGTCAGAAGAAGTGGAAGATGATGGGGAGATTAAACCCTATGTCAGTGAAAAATTCATTGCGTTCTGGTATGTGCCTGATTGGACCTGCCCGAAGTGTGAAGCCGTGATGTTCGGTAGAATGACGTACTGTATCTACTGCAAGCAACGACTTCACACGCACACCCCACGACCAGATTAGAACGGCGCACCACCAGTATAGTTCCAATCATAATCTTGTGATAGGAACTTGCTTCTGGATTCACCCTTCTCATAAGTCTGACTACCTGCACCCAACGCGATAGGTGCCATCAGTGGCAGTAGTTTCGGATCTTCCTTAGCTAGTTCAAGTAAATCACCTACAATGAGTGGTACGAATAGTTGTATCGTTCTATCACCGACACTGAACGGTTGATGTGTGGATGCGTTAGCTATGTCGTAGGCGAATTTTACCATTGGATGCAGTTTATTCACTAGAAATCTTTCACCGATTGTCTTTTTAGTATCAGCTCTGTAACCCTGACCTGTTTCAGTTTCCAGTCCACCCGCAGATGATATGGGTCGTCCAGAAAGTAATCTAGCAACAGCTACTCCATACTGCTGAAATCCACCCATCATATCGATTCGAGTATTACCAATCTTAATCTTACCAAAATCAGCTCCACGCGGGTCCAGTGATACATCGGCTCCTGCACCCTTAGCTAATGCACCCATAGTACCAGCGAATCCAGCCACCGAAATCAATGACTTAAGATACTGCTTTCGGACGAATGGACTCGCCATTGAATAGGTAAACGGATTCAGCATACGTACACGAGATGCCATTAGTCGTGGACTGAATAATGTATTAGTTAATAGTGGTGCGATTCGCTCCAATGAGTATTCCTTAGTTCCTATCCTAGCACCCTCACCGAATCGTGCTCCAACATCTCCAACCTTTCCGGGTCCGGCGAATCTAAGTGGTCCCCTACCAGTAGCAGTATTGACGTAATCAGCAATTTGACGCGCATACGCCAAGTCAGTGTATGGGTCTTTAGCTCCTTTAGTTCCTGCTTGGAAGTCTCTATATGCATCCTTCATTAGTGATTCGAATGAATCTGCGCGTAGTTGATTGAGGAATGTTGTATATGCTCTATTCGATGCGCGCGCACCTCGACCAATTGACTTCTGATACCCTCTTTGTAACGCTGTTTCCCTATTCACGAAAGGTAAATCAGAGCCAAGCATTCCACCAGTTTCGGCCCAATTAGATGCTACTGCTTCCTCTCTACCACTCAGAGATTCGTGCAATTCAGATAGTTTCATTCCTACAATTTCAGCGAATGACTTAGTTAATTTACCAGTCTCAGGATTCCACTGTCGTTGAAATAGTGGACGGCTTCTCAAATCTTCTAGTGATTTTTGGAATGCACCCTCATCACCTAATGCCTGTATCATAGGTTTTAGTGAATCTCTGTACGCCTTAGTAAACATCATTGGTAGTCCCTGTCGAAGTGGTGCTGACAGGTCCATAGTAGTAGTCATACCACGAGCAAAGTTCCACAATTCCTGTCCGACTGATGGTCTCTTTTTTCCGGTTGTAGTTGTCGGAGTTTCAGGACCAGACTTCAAGTCATTTGCTAGTTTCTTAACATCAACGACATTCTCCCCCTTTGCATTCTTACTAGTGAAGAATCGTCTAATGTAATCAACTAGTGTAGGATTACTATCAGGATTTTTCGAGAACAATTCAGCGAGATTGATGAATCCCGCATTAGTGTGACTTGCTGCCCTTCCTAATCTAGCCATTAGATTTAGTGTATGTGGACTAAATGAACCAGATGGCATACGTACACCATATGGAGCCGCCGCATCTAGTAATTTAAGTAATGCTCTACCCGCAGCCATCGGTTGAGTATGGTCATATACAAGAGAACCAATTTCACCAGTCTTATGTTGAGTACTGAATTCAATCTTTGCAATAGGTTTACCCTGACTATTTCGATAAACCATCTGATAACTACCATGTTCACCCAATCTACCTACAGTTCCATACAATGGCTTAA